AGTATTAACAGATAGGGAAATTATCGAATTAGTTTCAGAATATAAAATTAATAATGTGGATACATTATTTAAATCTAGTTCTCAAAATGTAAAAAATGGAGTTAGAAATAGATACGTTTCAGAAAAATCTAGTTTGTTAGGATTAGTTAAAGCATGAATGCTCTAGAACAAACTTTAACACTATCGTTAACAAATGCTTTAACTAGTAGTTTACAGACATACAATATTTCCCCTGTTCAAAATGCAGGAATGTCTTCTACTATTTCCAATATAGCTGCGGAAATAGCTAAAGAAATAGTTTTATCAACAGCTGTTCAATGTAATACTAATTTAAATTCTATTCCTTTGAATGTGGTAGGACAATACAATCCTTTAGATTTAGTTTCTCAAAATAGAAATGCTAGTTACGTTACTGGTATTCTAAATCCTGTTGTACAAAATCCAATAAATGATTTAATAACGAGTATTGTTAGTGCAAAACTAAATAATTTATTTTTATTTAATACTCCGAATTCTATACAAAATTTAGTAAATATTGGGGGATTAAAAACACAATTACTTGTAAGTTTACAACCCGTTATTTCAAGTAGTATATCTCAAGCAATAGGTTCATTTACTAATAGCATATTCAATAAAAATGTTGTTACAATACCTATTGTTGGCAATTTGCAGAATTTATTTGCAGGTGTAGATTCAACAACTGCATTACAAAATTATACTTTAGCATACAATAATAACCAAGTTACATCCTTGCTAGGATCATTACAAAATTATAACGTAATGAATCAAGATAATAAGGATAAACTTCAGGTATTACAACAAGGATTTGTTGACCCAACTGCCACATATCCTACCAAAGATTATAAAGGCAAACCAGACACCAACAAGTTAGCTACTGGCGAAGTCCAAGGAACAATAGTACAGACAAAAAATAATAATAGAATGAGAGGAGCTAAACTACCTGGTGGTTTATCTTGGTCTCAACCTGAATCGGCATATAAAGGACAGTATCCTTACAACAAAGTAACCCAAACTGAAAGTGGGCATGTTATAGAAGTAGATGATACTCCAGGCGCAGAAAGATTACATGTATATCATAAATCTGGAACATTCATTGAAATAGATGCTAATGGTTCGGTGACAAAAAGAGCTTTTGGATCAAGTTATGAAATTATAGATAGAAATGGTTATATTTCTATAGCAGGCAAAGCAGATATATCTATAAATGGTGCATGTAATATTTTTGTAGGAAATGATGCTAACATTGAAGTTGAAGGCGACACTAATTTGACTTGTCATAATGATATAACAGCAACTGCTGGCGGCACATTTAATATGTCAGCAGTTGAAAGTTTTAATATTAGAAGTGCAAATGTCTTTATTGAAGCAGATAATGATCTGCATCTAAAATCTAACACAAGTCTAAGAATAAATAGCTTAAATACATTGCATGCAAATGCTGTAGGTAATATGTTTTTAACAGCAGCAGATGTGTATAACAAATATTTAGGAACTTATTACAGTGAAATCGCAGAAGATATGCATACTAAAGTAACAGGTGATGCGTATTTGACTTCTGATAATTTTTATGGTAAATTTAATTCTGCTCTTTATTTGGAATCAGGCGGCGCTCAAAATCTTAAAGCCACTGGTAAGATAAAACTTACGAGTGCTGATCAAATTCATTTTAATTCTTCAGGAAATGCTGCAGAAGATTCTGTGGAAGCAACTACCTCGCAGAAAGCTATCCTAGCTAATAGTGCAAGTGTTGGTCTAATGACAGGCAGAAAAGATATAACATACATTGAGCTTGCTGATCCATTATTTTTAACTTTAAGAGATCAATATGCTTTAACTGCTGAAGAATCAGGAACATCTGCTGAAGAATCACAAAAAGCTAAAGATGATGCAATAAGAGCAGGTATTATACCGAAAGAAAAATTTGAGGAAGTACCAGTATCAAGTGATTCTGAGTCCCCATCTACATCAACCACAACATTCATTATGCCTAGTGAGGAAGTTAAGAAACTAACAGATGCTCCTGATAATTTCCAATTATCCCCCAACTTTACACTAGGTATGCTATCTACAAAAGCGGCAGTAACTAAAAATAAAGTTGTAGCTCAAAGAGGATTAACTTTTGGTGAAATAGTTTATAATTTACAGGCAGTAGCATTAAATGTTTGCGAACCAATATTAAAACTTTATCCTAATATGTACATTACTTCCGCATTTAGGCTATCAACAGGTTCTTCTTCAACATCTCAACATCCTTTAGGTATGGCAGTGGATTTACAATTTAAAGGCGTGTCTAAAAAGGATTATTATGACATAGCTAAAGCCTTAGCTAAGGTAATAAATTATGATCAATTGTTATTAGAATATGCTGCATCTACAAATAATCCTTGGATACATGTTTCAGTAAATGTTGCTCGTAGAAAAAATCAAGTTATGACCTTTAATAATCATGCTAAATTTTCTAATGGCTTAACACAATTGGCGTAATAAATAATAAGATGCCTGAAATATCTAGAAACGGGGATAAAGATTCTCGTAACGATACTAAAATAAGTTCTTCTACAGTATACATTAATAATCAATCAGTACTAAAAGATGATGATTTAGATACCAGAGGAGATATTATGGTCGGATCAAGTAATGATGTCTTTGTGGAGAATAAAGGTGTTTGTAGAAAGGGAGATCTCGATTCCAGAGGCGATGTTCTAGTAGGCGCATCATCAGACGTTTTCGCAAATTAATGGCAACAATAAACAGAAAAGTTAGACAATTTACAGATTTGAATCTTCTATTTACGAAGCATCCAGATACTGCAGATGTTACTAAAAAGAATGATGAAGAAGCCATAAAGGCATCTTTAAGAAATCTGATTCTCACTAAAAATTATGAAAGACCTTTTCATTCAGAAATAGGATGTCAACTTCATTATCTATTATTTGAAAATTGGGACCCAATAACTAAATCTATTATGAAACAAACTATATTAGATTTAGTAAAAAAATTTGAACCAAGAGTAGTTTTAGAAAAAGTTGATATTAGTACAATAGAAGACCAAAATTCAATTGAAGTAACAATCAGATTTAGAATGATTAATACCACACAGCCTGTTACGTTTAAAACATTACTTAGTAGAGCAAGATAATGGCGAATCTAAGAATTTCTGAATTAGATTTTGACGCAATCAAAACTAATTTAAAGAATTATTTAAAAGCACAATCTGAATTTACAGATTATGATTTTGATGGATCAAGCCTTTCTGTTTTGCTTGACATTCTATCCTACAATACTCATTATAACGCATATCTCGCAAATATGCTTGCTAATGAAATGTTTCTTGACTCTGCAGTTAAAAGAGAATCTGCTGTATCATTAGCAAAACATTTAGGATATACCCCGAGATCAGTTAAAGGTGCTAGTGCAGTAGTAGATATCACTGTTAATGGTCCATCCGGTTCTCCTACATCATTAACATTACCTAAATATTCAGCTTTTTCTTCTACAATAAATGGTCAACCTTATACGTTTTTAAATACTGAAGCATTAACAATTAATCCTTCAGGGGGAGTATATACTTTTGATAATGTAACTTTAACTGAAGGTATAGCTTATAACTACAGATACACCGTTGTAGACCCAGGTCCCGCAGAAAAATATGAAATACCCAATGACACTGTAGATACAAATACTATATCAGTGACCGTTCAAAATTCAGCTAGTGATCTTGTCACTAATACTTATACTAAAGTTAGTAATATTACTGAGCTTGATTCTACTTCTAAAGTGTTCTTTTTAGAAGAAAATACAAAAGGAAAATACGAAATTTATTTTGGTGATGGTATACTAGGTAAAAAATTAGTTGCTGGTAATATTGTCATAATTAATTACTTAGTGAGTAGTGGGTCTTTAGCAAATACTTCAAGTGAAATTGATCAAAGTTTTTCTTTTAGTGGAACTATAGGCGGAGGAACAGTCACTGTTACGACCGTTAGTAATTCAACTGGTGGTGCTGATAAAGAAACAATTACTGAAATAAAATTCAATGCCCCGAAAGCGTATGCTACTCTAGATAGAGCGGTCACTATAGATGATTATGTAACACTTATTAATCAATATTATCCGTATGCTGAATCTATAGCAGTTTGGGGAGGTGAAGATAATGTTCCGCCTAAATATGGAAAAGTAATTATTTCGTTGAAGCCATATTCGGGTTTCACCATAAGTGACAGTGTAAAAGATGATATAAAAAATAATTTACTTAAAAATAAACAAGTTGTAGGAATAACCCCAGAATTTGTTGATCCTAAATACATTTATGTTGGTTTAGTAATTGATGTTAAATACAATGCTAACATGACAACTTTTGCCAGTTCTGAATTGAATATTTTAATTCAACAGGCAGTAGAAGATTATTTTAGATTAAATCTACAAAAATTTAATAATGATTTTTATCATGGGAAAATATTAAATGATATACTTGATGTAGATACAGCGATATTAAGTTGCAATTTAATTCCTAGAATTCAATTAAGATTGACACCTGAATTAGGAATTACCAACACTTATATTTTAGATAATAAACTTTTGTTTAGTAATAGATTACTTCCTAATAGTTTAACATCTACAATATTTTTTATTACAAATAATGCAATATCAATAAAATGTATTATTAAAGATGAGCCAAATACTGTAGTGCCCGATTATAATGGTTCTGGAACTTTATCTATATTTAACTACGATACTGGTGCTAGATTAATTAATAATATTGGTACAATCAATTATGCAACTGGTGAAGTTAGTATTGAATCATTACCGATAGAGGGGTATTTTTCAGGACAGACTGATCTCAGAATATCAGCAGAAATACAACCTGGATTTTACGACATACTTTCAAACAAAGATCAAATTTTAGTTTTAGATGATTCAACACTTGATACTAATAATAATAGATTAAAAGGTTTAGATATTTCTTTGATTGTTAAGAATGACTAATAGAATAACAGAAAGAGTATCAACTCTAGTTTCTTCTCAGTTACCTGAATTTATCAGAGCTGATTATGCTCTATTTGTAACCTTTCTTGAAAAATACTATAAGTTTTTAGAACAGGATCAGAATGCTCAAGAAGTAATACAAAATGCTAGACAAT